CACTCCACACAGTCGATAGGTACTGTGCGACTACTCGCTCTGTGCGGAAGCCTCTATGTTTCCTTGCTTGACTAGCCATGCGCCATGTAACCCATAGCAACGCCACCGATAAACAGTAGCAATACTAAGAATACCAGCAGCTTCTCTTGATCATCCATTTACTGCCTTACACTTTCTGCACTGCCAAGCACCTACAACTGGCTGATCATCCTTAAACTTGATCTCAGCTACGATGTTATGCGCCTCGGTGGGCTCATTACACAGCTGACAATTGATCGTGTCGTAAAGTGATACATCCTCGATGTTTGTCCACACTCCAGTTGTCTCATCAAAGTATTCTACAAAGCCCATGTTATGCCCTCACTTCCTGTGGTTTCCATAATCCATCGCTACCTAAGCGATACCAAACAGGCGGACAATCAGACTTGACTCCACCTGCGTTCATGTGGGCGCATTGATAGCCACCCCATGCGCGTCCATTCTTCTCACCTTCACGCCATCTCATTGATCCATGCTTACACGATGGCACTTCAGCAGCTTGTGGTGTTCCCATAATGTCTTGCACTAAGTCAAGTGCCTTCTCTAATGTAACAGGTGCATCCACTACCTTATTGTACTGACCTACAGGGGTTGTCCAGTAGTCTTGATCATCTTGTACAACATCTTGTACCGCTGGCTTTGCTACTTTTGTAGCAACGACCTTGCTCATTTCTTCGCGGCTTGGTCTCTTTCCTTTAGGAGCATAACCTGCATTTGCAAGCGCTCTGCCGATTGCCGAAGTCTCACAATTCTCCAATGCTGAAGTCTGATTAACGCCTCGGCTAGTAACTGTTTCCTCAGCGTAGCCTGTTGCCCATGCAACGCCATCTTCAGCATTCTTAAATAGATACGCCTTAACAATGTATCGAGTAGCCTCGACAACTTCCAACTCAGTAGCAATACGGAACGCTGGATAGTCCTTAATAAACTTTTCAAGTCTCACCTCGACTGGCTCGTAATCGGCTAAATTAAACATAGAGATCATTCTCCTCGGTTGCTAGTTGTCCTGCGAGTGCGCCGTAGCTGCATAGGTCGATCCATGTGTCGATCTGCTGGGCTGATTGATTAGTCCTTGCAAGTTTAACAAGCACCATGATCCCTGCGACCTGATAATCATGGATCGGTGTCTGTAAGTATGCTGAGAGGAGCATCGCTGTGTGTTGCAGGTTATCCGCAGGGTGACCATACGATAAACCACGCTCGCGGATCGTGTCGGTTGCTGATAAGAGGATCTCATTAGCGCGCATCTGTTGTCACTCGCTGAAATGTCTTGCCTACCACTAAGCCTTCACGCTTGCCCTCGTTAAAACCTTTTGCCCAGCCTACTAAGTACCATAATGCGTTAGCTGCTAAAAGCAACACAATGATTGGTGTCTCAAAGCTCATTGTTTTTCCTATCCGTATCCAGTGCCCTCGACTGGCTTACAGACTTAGTGTGACATAACTGTCAGACAGATCAAGTACATTTAGATAACGAAACGATAACGATTATCGGGCTCTGCCGTAGGACTTTCCAGCCACAATGAATGTGCCGTCCTTTTCAATGTGGATGAGATCCACCTGAACCTTAGACTTATTGACATAGATAATTGCAAAGGCTTGCTGCCAATTGGCAACGCCCTTAGTGTAAGCAGCTTGCTTAAAGTCCATCAAGTTGCCTACCTCGACACCATGCAGGACACGCCCTATACGCCCCCCAGAAGCCTCTGAGAAGGCACTACGCCCTGCTCTGTGGGTGTGACCACTAATCACATTCTTTCCATGCCTACGTGCCGCCTCAAGGGCTGATAAGCCCCCCTGTGGCTTGATCGGTGTGTGATCTCCATGTACTGCAATCCAGTTTGGTGCAATAGGCATTGGGTTTTTATGGAAAGTAATACCTAACTCATCGAAGCGCATGAACTTCTCAAAGCGAAGCTCTGGTAATGCTCCGAACGCTGGGACTTTAGCCATGATGATGTTGTATAAACGATCTGTGTGATTGCTACGGATGCAGTCTGTGACGCCTAACTCCCAGAGCAGCTGAACAGCCTCATTCCGATCATCATCTAGGGTCTGGGCATAACTGCCCATGCGCCCTTCTTCCCATTTACTTATCTGGGGAAGGTCGATCTCATCGCCAATGGTGACTACTTGATCTGGCTTAAACTTGGTAATGAAAGATGCAAGGTTACGAGTGGCAACCCTGTCATGGTAGGGGACTTGTAAGTCCGAGACTACAACGATTCGCTTAATCGTCATCCTCATCTTCGTAATCGCCAAATTTCTCAGGCGGTACTGGGTCAGGCAAGATCCAATGAGGGTAAGCCTGAGGCTCTGTGATCATAAACATCGCTATGTCCTCGGCAAAACCTGCTCGCTTCAAGCTGCAGAAATACTCATAGAGTCCGATGCAGTACGCATCAAGCTTTGAGTAGCCTTGCTCCTCTAGTGCCTTAGTTGCTTTTCTTGCCATGAATGAATTATCGCTCTAGTAAGATGTTATAAATCTCATCGACACGCTGATTTAGTCGCTTGATTTCATTCAGCAGATGAGTAATGACATAACCTGCAAGCCCACCAAAGATGCCTAGGCTTGCTATGTAAAGGGTGAAGAAGTCAGATTGTGTCATTTTTTAGGGCTCGCGTATCCGAATACCCCTGACAATACTGCCCACAGTATTGCGCGGTAATCTGCCTCAAAGTTAGATGATGCCCAAGCTGCTAGGAATGCTCCAGCGGCTAGGTAAGCAGGGTGCTTGATCTTCATTATTCTCCGCCTAACATAGGTAAGTTAAAAAAAGCCGAGTCATTGTCAGCCGTTTTCTTAAACGAGACATGAGCGTGCTTCGTGTGTTTGTTAGCCCCTGTGTACTTACGCCAACGCCATCCGAGGACAGGCGAGGCAATTCGTCCATCAAAAATGATGTAACTAATACGCTTCTCTGATTTAGATCTGCAAGCGGCACGAAGCTGATCTGCAAGATCCGGCATGATGTCTGGTTTCGATCCCTTAAATAGGTCACGATCGACATCGAGGGCACGAACCCAGCCCTCAGCATCAGGATTATGATCCGATACACGATGAGCGTGTCGGGTATCACCGATCCAACCATCCGATGTGCGGTCACGATCTGGGAACGAGTCATCTATCTGTTCGCGTAGCTGTATCGCTGCCTTACTTAGTTTTGGCTTCATCTTGCTTAGCGATCATTTCATCGTAATGAGATTTCGGCATCGATGTAAAAGATCCATCTTCATGTTCAATAATTGCGTGAGTCTGAGTTTCTTCTCCAGCAATAATTTCAATAAAAGAAACTTTATCTGTCATAGTTCTGCACTCCATCCAATGTAAGAAGCATTTACGCTTGTCGCTGCGATTGCATAATAAGGTCTAAATTGTGTTAAACCTGATGTAACTCCAGCAATGCCTAAAACCTTTTCAGAACCTGCCTGAATAGACAAAGTAGGTGTAAAAACATTCACTCCATCGTAGAAACGAATGTTTGCTGAGTCCAAGACTGTAGGTGTTACACGCATTGAGACAGGTGCAGGCATCCAGATGTTAGCCTGTGTAGTTGCTACTGCAAATCCTGTAGGCATCATTGCATCGCTTGTCGAGTTAGGGTTAGTTACTCGATAGTAGTAACGCTGACAAGCGGCTAATTCCCCTTGGATAGTTCCAGCATTAGGAGAATAAGCAGAAGCAGAAGATCCGATCTCTATCTGCACTCCAGTTACTTCATAGTAATCCGCTGCTCCAGCAATACCAGTCGGAGTCATTGTAAATTGCACAGCCAACTCTGTTAAAGATGAAGAAAGAGTTGCGCTATAAGTAAAACGCTGCCAAGTTGTTGTTAGCGTTGCAGTTTGACTAATTGGAGTTGCGGATCCTGTGTAACCAGCACTTGAATAATTCTGATCTGTTCCTGTACCTGTTGCAAGGACTACAGCTAAAGCACTAGAAGTTGGAGAATAGTTAGCGCCTTTACGAGCATAAAAACTTAAAGTAACTGTTTTTCCTGCAAAAGCAACTGAATTAGTAGTCTCAAAAGATTGTGAAAATGGAATAACAGTTGTGTCCGCGCTTGCTAATGTGCGTTGAACTCTCGCGCAGTATTGAATAAAAGGTAAATTAGTAGTATCGCCTGTAGCTTGTCGGCTTACTGTTCCTTGTCCACCTGCATAAAGGAACCATCGATCTGCTGTGTATGCTCCACCACCTGCGCCTGATACAGATGTGCCGCGCTGCCAAATTGAGAAATTAGAATTAAGCACACCATTCTTTCCTGCAACATTTGATGATCCACTCGATGGCGTTGTCCATGTAAAAGCCATGTCAGTTGCAGATGTCTTAGATAACACCTGTCCAGGCGTGCCACCCTTAAGCTGCGCCATAGAGGCATCGATAGAGTTGCCAAGTGTGCGAATGTCCAGAGCACCATTCTTAACCAATCCTGTGTTATCTGGAGTGCTCCAGCCGAAATTAGGTGTTGTTGCCATTAACTTAATGCTCCTGTCGCGTTATTCCAGATAAGTGTACCATTTACGCCTGTCCACGCTAGTGAACTAGGAATTATTGTTTCCCATTGAGTCGTGCTAAGTGAGAGATCTGTGGCAGTCACATAAAGAGTGATGTCCACAAATGACGGAGTTGCCCTGAGTGCGACATTCTCCACAAAGCCCTCGAAAGTGCCGCCAAGTAAGTTACTTGGTAAATTGTTAATAGATACAGGTTGCCCGAAATAGATCCCGATCAGGCTATTAAGCATCGCGCTAGGCATGTCTGGATTGTCCAGACGGAAAGTAATCACGCCTAATTGCTCTCTAGGACTGCGCCTTAAATTAAGCTCTCTGGTGGCGATGTCGGTGATGTCTGCAAGGTTCTTGATGTTGGAGTCAAAGGAACGCTCAAAGAGCCCGTAAGAGGCTATAGAGTCCGCGTCAGAGGTACTGTAGGTACTGCCGTATCCTGTGGCGTAGCGATAGATAAGGCTGTTACGGATGCGAGAAGTCTGAACTGTTGAAGTGATAGAGCTTGGTGTTGCATACGCACCATCGAGGAAAGTATAGCCGTTTGCTGCAAGGGTGTTAGATCGGTGGTCTGCATCGTCATAATTAACATCGCCATTCTTGCCTTCGCTGAGTTGCCCTAATGCGCTATTGGCTATCTGGTCTGCAAGGGTTTGAGACTTAGCAGAAGCGTTAGCAGCTAAAGCGATCATCGTGTAAAAGCCTGAGTCGATTGTGCCAATGTAGGACTCTGCATTATCCCAAGTAACATCTGCTGGGTATGTTGCCCATGTATCGGTTGGAGTTACCTCTGCCCATGACAAGTTCAGGGCTGCGCCGAGTATCGCTGCGATCTGTGCGCCGTCTAAACCCTCGGCTAGGGCTGTGTTGTAAACCGCCTTTGTGAGCTTTGCAAGTGAGCCAATGCCTAGGATCTTGCCTGTAGTGATGTAACCCGCTTCCTCAGGGCTTCTAACACCGATGTTGAAGTCTGATACTTCTCCGCCGAATACTGTGACATAAGTGCCAGATGAGTTTTTCAGCTCTAACAGGATTGGCTCTGTGACATTGATGGTAAAAGGTGAGTTATCCGTATTAACGATCTCGACCTGACAATAGCCAGCAGTAGCCTGTCGATCAATGTCTAAACGACCAGAGGCAAAAGACACAGAGGTAACAGTCGTATAGACATCATCACCAACTGTCACCCGCCATTGTGGTAGCCAAGGCATTAGTAAGACCCACCTCGTAGAGTGCCACGATCTACAGCATCTTGAATCACCTGAGTTATAGCCTCGGCAATAGCGTTAGGATCTCCCACGCCTGTGTTAATTGTGATGTTAGGAATGTATGAAGATGAAAACTCACGCATGTTTGGCTGAATGATTGTCTGAACAATTGAAGGCAAAGTAGTTTCAATGAGGTTTGAGCCGATTGATGAGATGATGCCACCAAGGGAAGCAACATTGGCATTAGTCTCGGCGATTGTTGTCGCTGGGGTGAGACCCGCTGTGCTAGGTGCTGGGGTTGGCTGACCTGCTGGAGTTGTCTTAGATCCAGTAGAGGCAAGGTTAATCAAGCCTAATAAGCGTAAAGCTTCATTGAGGTTGGAAAGATTGATCAAATCTTTAGGTACAAGCGTGTCAAGGATTGATTTGATGTCTAACAGTTTGACATTTTGCTGACCTAGTGTGCCTAGGATCTTTAAGTCTGCATTGAGCTTGTTTGTCGCTGCGACGATAGCCGCCTCATCCTTTGCAGCAATAGCATCTTCAAGGGCAAGGATGTCACGCTTAACATTCAGGCGAGCGATGTCGTTAGCGATCTGCAATACCTGCGATGCGCTTGTTGCCTTGCCTAGTTGCTCGGCTTGATTAGTTAAAGCTGCTGCAATCTGGATCTTGTCCATGTCGAAAAGATCCTGACCCTTACCAAGGGCAAGGTTAGCCTTATCAATTGCAACAGATAATTTTTTTGCTGCCAATGCTTTCTTTTCTTGATCTGCTTTTTGTTTGGCTAATAGAGCCTGTTTTCTTGCGTATTCTAGTGCTAATTTTTCAGCTGCTGCGTTGGCTTCTATTTGGTACTTAGTTGCATAGATACCACCGAACTTTTGGTTTGCCATGTTAATTTTGCGAGTCTTTTCACCAGATTCAGCAAGTAAATTGATGTAAGAACCAAGGATTGGAATAGCCTGAATTAAATCCTCAATACCCGCACTACCAAGTCCGGGAATGTTTCTTAAACCTGAAACTACGTTACCGATACCTCGAACTACATCGGCTATGTAAAGCGATAGGTTTTCCATGTCGGTGATTAAACTGTCGATAGTCGTATCATTTGACAAAGTGGTCAAAGCGTCAATGATGCCAACACCAATGTTTTCTTTTACATTGTTGGTTGCAACTGCCAACTTATTCATCGATCCTTCGTAAGAATCGGCTGCCCTCTTGCCTTGACCTGCAAATAAATCTGTTAAACGTTCTTGAATTTTCTCAAAACTAGATGAGGTTAATTCTGCCTTAGATAGACCAACACCCAAGCGACCCAGTGCCTGAGTTTGACCTAAGTAAGCTTTTTGAAGGCTTTGAGTAACTTGTCCTAAATCTTTACCAGTGCCAGCAGCGATGTCTAAAGCAAGGTTCATTAATTCTTGTGATTTAGTAACCGAGCCAGTCGCTCTGAGTAATCTATCCATGGCTGGACGAAGCTCATCGTCAAGTTTGCCTGTGGTGCGTTCTAACGTACTTATGTAATCATTGAGTGAATTAGCGGTGCCTACACTCTGAAATCCTAGATTTTTAAGAGTTTGAGCCAACGAGGCTTGTGCTGCTTGATCGGCTGCTGCTGCTTTGACTGCGGCTTTGCCGTAAGACAATACTGCCGCTGTGCCAAACGTAAGCCCAAAAGTTTTGCCTAGATTTTTGACATTACGAGTTAATCTATCTGTGGCAGTTTCGGCTTGCTTGAATGCCTTTTTGCCTGTGAACTCCGCAAGGATGTCAATAAATACATTAGCCATGATTAACCCCTTACAGTCGCTCTGTCATTAAGTTTAGCTGCCGTCGATTCAATAGCCTTGATTACTGCTGCCGTTGCCTTACCATTGTTCTCTTGGTAAGCCCTAAACAAAGCACGACCTTCCATCTTCTGATCGCCCTTCATTTGTTGTGCATACTTAGCATTTTGATTTTGCACAAAACGACTGTTAGGAGTTTTGCGTCCCATAGTCTCGTAAATCGCTCCAGCAGCACTTTTGTTAAATACTCGAGCAAGGGATCTAAAACCTTTATTATTAGGCTTTGAGGGAGTACTTTTGTACCCAATTCCAGCTTTAACAATTTTGGCGTTATAAGTTGGAAATCTTCCCTCTGACATTTGGCGAGGAAGCCAGCCACTTAATACTTTAGTTTGATCAGGCAGGTATCCTCTTGCAGATTTACTAATAGGTTTCAAGGCTGTGCCTATTTCAGCAGACATTTTTTTAGACAAATCTGGGGTGAATTTTCTCAAAGCTTTGCGAAGCTCAACCGCGCCCTTTACGCTTGCTGGCATCGCTCACCTCTTTCGCTTCATCCTTTAGCCCTTGCACTAATGCATCGAGCATGTTTTTATCTAAATCCAATAATTGCTGAGGCGCGATTCCCAACCTAATGCTTAGCCTAGCAATTAGGTAGGTGAACGGAAGATCGCGCTTTAAGCTAAAGGGTCAGAGTCTAAAACCTCAACACTCTTCAGTGTTTCGATAAACTCCATCCCGAAAGGCTTAACAGTTTCACCTGACCTGCGGATTACCTCATGAGCCAAAAGGTACACATGACTCTGCATCTCTTCGGTTCTGAACGCCTTATGAAACCCCATCTTTGTTTGCTGTTCGAAAAAGTATTCTACAGCAGGTGTGATTTCGCCCTCGATAACGCTTCCATCTTGTCGAACGATTTTTAGCTTTGCCATGGTGTGCCCCTTTGTTTAGTTTCTTACGCTGTGGTTACTGCGATTGTACCTGATACGTTCCAAGTTACAGACTGAGTTGATAGATCTCCAACTGCACCATTTACAGGCGTTGTGTTATTAATCAAGCAAGTCATTGTGTAAAGTGGATTAGCTGGAGCAACTGCTCCTGAGTTTTGCTTAAATGTTACGACAACATTTTGACCCCATGTGCTGTTGAGTGTCTGTAGGGTCTTTGTTGATGCTTCATCGTTAAGGAAGTCAATTGTGATGCTTGATGCTTCCAATCCTTTTACGAATCGATGACCAGAATCCCCGAGTGCGGTGACCTCTAGCTCATCAAAAGCGCGGTTGATTGTTACTGAAGTTACTAAAGTCGAGAGATCAACCCCATTGACAGTTAGAACTCCTGTATTTGCTAGATAAACTGACATGGATTATTCCTCGTCTTTCTTTGTAGTTGCTGGCTTTGCTGTTGGTGTTTCTTTAACCTGTCCGATCTTGATCAGAAAGGCTTCGTTCTCTTTTTCCCAATCGGACATGTTTAACTCCAACTCGTTAGGATTGATACGGACATCTCGCAGCTGAGTAGGTCACCCGAAGCAGCATTGAGAACACTAGGCGCGCTGATTGCGCTTACATTATAGGTCAAGTTAGATGCTGCAAGCAGTGCAAACACGCTGACTACAGTATCTTCAATTCCATTAAGGTTTCCTTCATTGTCAAACAATGGCACAGTCATTACGATCTTAAAGTTAGCCATTGGACTAATAGAGATTTGAGAATTGTTATTAGGTGTCAGGTATGGATCATCTGGAGACACGATCACAGAGTTAGCAAGTACTGTTGCAGGTGGAAATGCGAAAGTCTGCCACTTAGCGTTATTGACTAAAGCAGTCGCTAAAGTGGTGCGAAGTGTAGTGATGGCAACTGGAGGCATTATCCCACCATCGAGTTAGGGCTAAGTGCGTGCGCGATCAATCCTCGCACCTTAGCGAGAAGCTGTGCGCTCATTCGATAAGGGCTTGGCTGGAAATCTACAAGGTTACTGCCTGAAAGGGTGGCGGTACGCGCTTGCCAGATTTCAACAGATACCATCAAAGCTGCTTGCTGTACTGCTGCGTCTGTTGACCAATCGACATAAGTCTCTGCTGCTACTGTGCCAAAAGGTTGAATAGGGTGAAATGGTGCAGCGGTGTTATTGTTGCCAGTGATCGCATAAGTGATCGATTGACTTCCTACACCTGTAATTGTTTTGCTGCCGTTATGCTTAGATCCGCTGCCTGTGATTACAACAGTCTGACCGACATAGAAGATGTCTTTCGTTGATTCATTGAAGTATGTTGTGCCTGTGTTAGTCGTATTGCTGTGACCCACAGCGTAATAATTGTTTGCCCATAGCATTGGAAGTAGGACTGCATCTGTAGCGTCGCATACTTCTTGAAGGGTGGCATCTGGATACAAGGTACCGACTCCGAGAGTGCTACGGAGCTCTGCAACTGTTGTAAGTGCCATTCCCATTCCTTTCTAAAGACTCTGAGGGGTAGAGGGCTACTACC